TAGACATTGGCCTTCACTTCCAGGCGCCCGAGATTTATCTGGTCTCCGACCCGACCACGCGGAAGGTGGTCTACTTCAATAACGTCTCAAATTTGCGCATCACGGACGTTAACGTGGGGATTTACCTCCACGGCTACGCTAACGGGATGCACATTGATACGATCCACGGCTTCCGCATTGGCAACCCGACCCTTGGCGGGGCGATGATCCTGGACGAAGGCTCGCTTGATAACAACGTATCCAGCCTGTTCTTCCACTTCTCGCCTGATACGCCCACAGTGCTCATGCGGCAGCTTGATAACCGCAACCCGCCGAATACTTCCATACCTGCTGGGTATCAGGGTTTTCTGCACCAGTGCTACATGAACTCCTATCGTGGGGTGATCTCTGAGCAGGGTGGAGGATCTGCCTACTCTCTCGTTGCGACCGACGGGACTGTCACTGCGTGTACCTTTGAGACCCGCGATAACGTCGCCTTCGGTAACAACATCGACGCCGGGTTCCTGGAGCGCAACTGGCTTTTCACTGGCGCGGCTGGCGCGACCTCGAGCACGAACCGTTTTGCGGCCTATGCCTCTGGCTACGGCGTTGCACGTCGCTCAATGGACGACCAGAACGGCGGTCAGCTCTTCGACGAGTACCAGTGGTCCATCGGGAATATGGTGGAGAACAGCTTCTACAACGTGGCTGAGATCACCTTCGACAATAACCATCAGTCTGCTGTAGTTGAAATGACTTATGCCATGCAGTCTGGAGGTTTGATTGCTGCGGACTGTGGCGGCAAAGTCACCTACCTGGTTAAAAAGGATTCTACCGGCGCCCTCTCTGCTGAAGTCTTAAATGCGAACTATCGGACTGGTGATAACCAAGTCGAAGATGTTGCTCCTCTTGTTCCCTACATCCCGAGCGCCTCTCCCAGCGGGACTAGGATCTACTTCGGCTTCCGCACGTTCAACAACGGGACCGCAGGGACTGATCAAGATCTTCGTATTAACGCACGGGTGCAGCGCTCTGAGATCTCTGCATCGGTAGCATTTACGCCTACGACCAGCACTTCTGTTCTTTCTCCCATCGCTCCTGACACGACGGCAAACTTCTTAATTGCAGACGATGACAGCCGTGGCCGGGAGATGACGGATGGATTCTTCCGTCCTTTCCTCCAGGAGCGATATCACTCCCTTCGTAATATGGCGGAAAACACGACCTACAAGGCGGTGGAAGTGACGTTTACTGCTGACCAGCAATCTGCGGTGGTGGAGATTAATTTCACAGGGAACTCTGGTTCTTTAGTTGATGCGAACGGTGGCGGGAAAGTCATCTACACGATGGTGAAGAATGCTGCCGGGGTTGTCTCCGCTGACGCGCGGCTATCGCGCTATGTGCCGTCAACGATCAGCCCCTGCACACCCCAGATTTCTGGGAACACGGTTACGATTCCGTTTTTAACCTACAACAACGGTACGGCTACGACGGTTCAACAGATTCACTGTCAGTCTATTGTGAACACGTCTAGCGGAACTAACCAGGTAGTACCTACCTTTTACGAAAGCCTTGTAGCTGCTGCCTCCCCTGGCACACCCTTGTCCAACACGCTCTAAGGAGTGAGCAATGGCAACCTTTGACTGGAAGATCGGCAACCTCGAGCGCGACACGGCAACCGGGGGCGTAAAGAAGATTCATTGGTCCTGCACCGCCTCTGAGGGTGGTGTGGGCGTCTCTGACGGTGGGGCGAAGGTTCTGAACCCCGTTCCGTCCGACCCCTCCTTCGTCCCCTATGAAGATCTGACGAAAGAAATCGTTCTCGGGTGGCTGCATGAAGGTGATCGAGAGGCGATTGAAGGCGCTCTTCAGGCACGCCTTGACGAAACCCTGAATCCGTCCACGGCAACCGGATTGCCCTGGTCGAACAGCTAAGTGATAGGATAAGGGGGCACACGGACGTGGAGCGAGTCATGCAAGACCAGGCACACAAAGCGGCAGATGCACTCGCTGCCACATCTGTTGTCAGCGCGATAACTGCGAACATCCCCCTTATCACTGAATGGCTTCAGTTGATCGCGGCAATCATCGGTATCTGCTCCGGTCTCGCCGCTCTGAGGTTCTATCTCAAACGCACTAAAGCTCTGGACGATTAGGAGACGATCATGGATGTAATTCTAGGCTTTTTCGACGCATTCCCCGCATGGCTCACGGCGATTACCGCTGTAGTCACCGCAGCAACTGCGGTCACGGCTTTGACCCCGACTAAGGTAGACGATGAGTACATTTCCATCGCCCTCCGGGTGCTGAATGTCTTAGCCGGGAACGTGGCCAAGAACACCAACGCCGACGACGAGTAAGACATGGAGGGGCGCGGTGGACAACCGTCTGGACATTCTGGTCGGCCTCTGGCCTATCTTCGCGGGATTCATTTCTCTGGTAATTGTCTTAGCGAAGATGCACGCCGATCAGGAGACCATGAAGGAGAAGATCCGCACCCTTTTCACGCTTTGGAACGCCAGGGACAAGGATTAAGAAGTGCTTGAGACGGTCCTTGTCCTTGCGATCCTAGGAACTCTCTTCTGGGCCTATCGTTCTGGTAAAGGTCACGGAAAGGCGTCTGTAGAATCAGACCAGCTCAAGGCGATGGCCGAGAGCGTTAAGCGAGGTATCGATGCGCGCCGCAAAGTTGCTCACGATGACGGTGGCGATGACCCTGGCGGGATGCGCGAGCGCTCCTTCCGGGACTGACGCTTGTCTAGTCTTCGAGCCTATCTGTGCAAGCAGATCGGACACGCCAGAAACTATTGGTCAAGTTTTAGAGCACAACGCGGCCTGGGAGGCGATGTGCGGGAAGATGGAGCCGTGCAAATAGGTGAAGAAGGCGTCGCCCTTATCCGTCACTTTGAAGGTTGTAGGCTGGACGCTTATCTGTGCCCTGCTGGGGTTTGGACTATTGGCTATGGTCACACTAGGGATGTTAAGCAAGGCGATGTGATTGACCAGGAGAAGGCCGAGGCCCTTCTCATTGAGGATCTCGAGGAGTTTGAGGGGTATGTCACCGCACTCTGTGAACGCAGCCTTGAGCAGTGTCAGTTCGACGCGCTGGTTTCGTGGGTTTTCAACCTGGGCCCAGGTAACTTCAAGAGCAGTACCCTATTGCGTCGGCTTAATGCTGGGCATCTTGGGGCTGTGCCTGATGAAATTAGGCGCTGGAATAAAGCTGGCGGGCGAGTTCTTGGCGGACTGGTCAAGCGCAGGGAAGCCGAAGCCCTGATGTTCCATGGCCTAGACTGGCGCTCAGTTATATGAGACCCACTCGGGTTCTTCACCACTCTCAAAGGCTTGGATAAGCGCCCGGTAGTGGTCTGAGACTTCTTTCTTGATGTGCTTCGCCCCTTTGAAGATGCTGTTCTTCTTCTCCAGAAGCCTCTCTAAATGACCCCTTCCTAAATGCTCCTCGAGCCAGAGGAAGAACTCCGTGGGGTTCTCTCCGAAGTATCGATGGTGGTAGGCACAGAGGCACACCGCGTTGTCTAGGGACCATCTGACGCTGTTGTGGCGCCTCCCATGTATATGGGCGCAGTGAAGTCCCGGATCTCTCCCTCCGAAAGACTTCCCGCAGTATTCACAGGCCCACCCCGCTTTAGCTCTAACACAGTCTGAGAAGTGTATGTCACAGGCTTCCCGCTTGAGAGCCATTAGTGGTCCTCCAACTGATCAAGGAGCTGCAAAGCTACCCACCAGCACGGAAGGGCGATAAGTGCCCCTGGGAGGGCCGCTAGGAGGCCTAGGAGAGCGAATAGTACTACCCCATACCCCAGTAGCTGTTTATGCATTATCGTCGCTCCTAGGGCCGTTTATGGCGCTTAGGCGAGGCGTATCATCCACAACCGCCTTCATTGCCTTCCTGGCTCTGCTCAAGAGGGCTGGATCGTCGGTAATCACCGTCAAGGTAATATGGATCCAGCCGTCTTCGTCCTCGTCAAGCTCTTCAAAGTTGATAGAGCGCATCACAGCCGCCCGTACAGCTTATTGATGGCCGCGTTAAGGTCGCCATCGTTGTATATGTGGAAGACATCCGACACGCGCTTGGCCCCGTCCTGGACGGTAATGCGGAAGGCGTCCGAACCATATCCCGGCATATACTCGCAGCCCACCTGCTGGTAGGCCGCAGTTCTGCGAAGGCTTTCCTTCATGTTTCCGTAGTTATTCATCGTAGGTGCTCCTCAACACGTCGATTCCACAGGTTAAACGCATCTGCTCTCCGAACTCGGAGTGCATCACAATACACTTCATGTCCCTTCCCGAGAGGTAGCCGCCTCCTACAGCGTAGGCGTCACGGGCGAGGGTTCTCATTTGCTCCACAATGCAGCCGTTGTATTCCACTCGATTATCGTGGTGGTGGTGTCCCCGGAAGAAAACCCTATGCCTGGTCGCTCCCCACTCCTCTGGCTTCTCCGTCGCCATAATTCCGGGGAGATCCCGGTCCTTCGTCTGATGCCCGTGAACCACACCGATAAGGCACTTGCCATGCTGGAGATAGTGTCGGGTGGTGGGGGCATCGTGGACGATGACGCGGTGCTCATTGGCGTAGAGGTTGCGGAAGAGGACGTTCAGGAAGTGGGCAAAGGTTTCGTCGTGGTTCCCGGGGGCGTTGATCAGTTCGACGATCTCATGCTTCTCCCTCATTCGCTCGAGGCAGCGCCTGATTATTCGCACCCCTACGTCAATCATCTTCGCTGTGCGTGAGTCCCGGTCGAGGACGTGTCCGCTACGCTCCGTGGTCCCCGTCATGTTTGTATAGTGGAAGAAGTCTCCTAGATTAACGAGAACGCCGCGCTTCGAGGGAGGAGAGCGCTCAACGAGGTAGTCAACCGCGTTGCACATATCCTGCTCGGCGATCTTTAGGTCGAAATCATCCCCTACCTCATCAGCCCAGGCGTACATTCCCACATGGGGATCGCCCCACGGATAAATGCTTATTAGCTGATCGTTTACGTCGAGAGGTGCCGGGATAGCCTTGACGGGCTTTACATCTTCACAGATCGCCTCGACGGCCTGCTTCATAATTTCGATCTGGGCTTCTCGGTCGAGGTTGGTCTTGACCCATTGCAACTTGGGCTGACCATCCTCCCCGTAAAGCGTTGACGTGCCCTTAACGACAAAGGGTGCCGTGGTGGGCTTGTTTAGGTCATGCTCAGGAGCATAGCCCATCTTCGCGGCTCGGGCTCTAACCCTCTCAACAGCCTGACGGATCGTCCCGTCATTTACATTAAGCTCTTTAGCCGCTGCTCTCATGGAGACAGAATCTAAGCACTGTTGAAGGTAGAGCCTTTCCTTATCGGAAACCGCGTACTTTAAGAGTTCTGGATCAATCTTAGCTGGCGCAGCCATTACCCCTCCCCCTTGAGGTTTACGCCTGCGAGCGGCGTATCTGCATGAACTCTGAATCGTCGGGCACGGTAAGGTTTAAGCCAAGGTCGAGGCACCATTGGTTTACCTGCTCCATAAACGCATACATCTCGCCACGCTTGAGCTTTGACGTATGACGTAACTGATTGTCAATCATAATCTTACCAGCCTTTATTGATTCAGTCCCCAGGAAGCGGTATTTCACAATCGCCTTCATTTCCTCTTCATCCAGGCCTGGCCGCGCAGGTTTGAAGTGCGCGACCATCTCCCGGATCCAGACGTGGAACAGTGCGTTCTGGTCAAGGGAACGCTTACCCTCGTAGGGTTTCACCTGTAGAGCTAAGGGCTTTGCCCAGTCCCAGGTGTCGAGGATGTGTTGCTTGAGGTTCGCAAAAACCTCGTCAATGCGTTGCTTGTTCTCAATACGCCAAAATTCCCCTTGCATAAATCACGCTCCCTTTGCGATGCGCTGGTCACGCTCGCTTCGTACGTCATGCTGATATGCCGCCTGCTCCACGGCCTCCTCAAGCTTCTCCATTGCAATACGCAGGTTGGGCTTGTCCTGGCCGCTGAGAACGGTTTCAACGTCAACGGTCGTCAGCGCCTTGAGTACCGCCCGAGCTTGATTCAGCGTCAGGCGGTCCTCCTTCTTCATCACAAGATAAGTAACCCGCTTAAACATCACTCCTCCAAAAAGTCCTCAAGGGGCCGGTTAACGGCCTTGGCGATACGCACAGCGAGGGAGAGCTTCACGTCACGCATCTGCCGCCAGCGGGCAACCTGGGTCGGGTGCACCTCAAGCACCCTTGCCAGGTCCGCGTTCTTCAGATCCTCTTCGAGCTGGATCGCAGCCAAACGGAGACCGAAGTCCATCAGAATGGCACCTCATCGGAGAAGTCATCGTCGGCAGGCTTCGGATTTGCCGCAGGCTTTGAGTCAGGGCGAGACAGGAGCTGCAAGGACTGAATGACAATCTCAAAGGTCGGCACTTCTATTCCGTCCTTGTTTGTGAAGCTGCCGTATTCCAGCTCGCCCTCAACGTAAACCTGCGAACCTTTCTTGACGTATTGCCCGGCAATCTCTGCCACCTTCCCCCAAGCTGTGACGCGGTGCCAGGAGGTCTTGTCTTGCTTCTGCCCGTCCTGGGTCTTCCAAGATTTGTTCGTGGCGATGCTGAAATTGCAGACCGCCGTCCCCTTATTCGTGTGTCGAACCTCCGGGTCTTGCCCGACGTTCCCGAGGATAATCGCCTTATTGACTGAACTCATGCTTTGATGTCCTTCGCAAGTAAGTGAATGGTTTCGCAGGCCTCAGTGACCAGCTCCTCCAGGGTCTTGATGAACGCCTCATCTCGCTCAATGCGAACAATCAGCGTGTGCATATCGGGGTGATGGGAGACGAAATCCCACCACGCCCTACCCGTGATCCACATACACCCCTGCACTTGGGGGATGTGCTTCGACGGCATGACGCCGCCTCTCAGGGTCTCAACGTGGGTGTGAGGCAGGGGGCACTTGATCTCAATGCCACCATCCTCGCCCACGAAGCCATCCGGGGAGCAGCCTGCCTCGAGGGTTTCGTGCTTGATGAAACCCATCTCGACAACCTCATCCCCCGTCTCTAACTCATAGTAGGCACGCGCCATCGGCTCCAGCTCCGTCCCCCGAGACATTGCATCGGTCTGGGGGAAGGGAGTCGCCTGGCCGGTAACGATCTCCGCAACGCACTGATTAACGTAGCCGTCAAAGGACGCGGCACGCTTACCAGTTGGCGTGATCAGCTTGGAAAACATCGAGGCGGACGGCACGCCTAGACGCGCCGCCAGCCATTCGTCGGTCCCCTGCTCTACAGCAAGGATCCTCACTTGGCCTCCATCTTCTTCTTCAGAAGGTTCAGGGCTTTCTCAAAGCGTTCCTTGGGCATCTCGGAAAGGGCCTTGATCTTGAACGCGGAGAAGAACTTCTCCAGGTCCGTCCCGGTCTCAACGATCAGATCGTGGAGGAGCTGCTGCTCTTTGTCGTCGATCTTCTCGGGCTCATAGCCAGTAGGAAGGTCTTCGTTTGAAAAAATGTTGTGGCCCAACCCTGCTAACGCAAAGGTTTTGGTCATGGCCCTCATCTTCGTCGTGTTTCGCAGGAATGCGTTTGGGTTCGGAACGGCCTTCATCCGATTGTCCATGACCGGGAGCCAGCCAGTGCGCTTCATCACATGGCCTTCATGGCGAATTGTGATCGTGCATTGGCATTCCACTGTCTCGTCAGGGAAAGTCTCCCAGACAAAGTCAATGTCAAAGTCAGGGAAGTGTTGGCACATGATCCCCCAGGCCCAAGCCCAGGAAAGGTAGGTCATGCCTTGTTTCATCTCGGTGTGAGCCGATACATCAATACGGGACAGGACGCCCCAAACGTGCGCGGGAAGGGTTTGCATTTTTGTGTCTCCTCATCAATCCCACAGACATTATGCCGATACTGTTTTGATCATGCAACAGGTAAATCGACAAAATGCCGAAAAAGTTACCCCATTTTCTTCAGAGCGCAGTGGTCTTTTGAGGACTGTTGGTGCCCCCAATCACGCATCTACTTTGATTTCCAGCCCAGAAACGGTCATCAGCAACGATTTGCCTGCGGCTCGCAACACCGCCCCCCATCAAATGATGGCACCTTTACGCTGTTTGTCCCGTCCTCAGAGGTTGTCCCTGGGCGTCTCGCTTTGCTGCTGGCTGCGCGATGCGACAGCACATCTTGTGG